CTCAAAAATTCCCCGCCGGGAATTTTCCCCGAAAGTCCGCCGGAAAACTGGGGTAAAACTCTCTCGAAAGGAATGCAATGACAGCCTCAAATGTCATGCAAGCCGTCATGGTGAGCCAGCCAGTGACGCAAACTGGTCAGCATGTCATGAAGTTGGCTCTGGTCAACGAGTCCGGCGACGCTCTGCACGTCCCGAAGCAGGGCGCGACTCAGGCTGACGTCGGAGCACTGACGCAGGCGGCCATCACTGGTGGCGAGTCTCCGACCGAAGCTGAGTTCAACGCGCTTCGTACTGACCACGCGGCTACCCGGACCGTCCTGAACAGTCTGCTGGCCAATCTGCGTGCCGCGGGCGTCATCGCGACGTAGTTCTCGACGAGGAGATCGCATGGCCGTCGCGAAGAGCTCAAAACCTAGTCCAGGACGGCGGCCTGCGACGACTCCAGAGACTAGAGAACATGAGCTCATCAACTTGGCCGAAGAGTTGGCTGCAAAACAGCTACGAGAAGGAACGGCTTCGGCTCAGGTCATCAGTCACTACCTGAAACTCGGGTCCTCTCGAGAAGCTCTCGAGCAGACGCGTCTCCAGAACGAAAACCATCTCTTGAGAGTGAAGAGAGAGGCTCTCGAGGCGCAACGAGGCATGGAAGGACTGTACGAGAACGCCATTGCGGCGATGAAGCGGTATTCTGGCCAAGAACCAGTGCGAACGGACGATGACTATGAGGATTAGAACGTACTCAGAGTTGCGTCAGATCTCCACGTTCAAGGAGCGTTTCGAATACCTCGCTTTGCATGGCGCAGTCGGAGATGCAACCTTCGGATTCGATCGATGGATGAATCAGAAGTTCTATACGTCGTATGAGTGGCGTCAGCTTCGGTTTCGTATCATCGCTCGAGACGAAGGTTGCGATCTCGGCGTCGAAGGGCATGAGATCTTTGACAGAGTTGTCATTCATCACATGAATCCGATGACGCCCAACGACATCAAACAGGGGAACATGGATATTCTGGATCCTAGGTTCCTCATCAGTACCTGTCATGACACACACAACGCCATTCACTTCGGAGACGAACGACTACTTCCCCGGCCTTTCGTTGAACGTAGACCTGGCGATACGAAACTGTGGTAAGGAGAAATTGTGGAATCCGAAAATGAGCGGCCGTTGAACCTGGTATTCTCCCAGGTCGTACATGTCGATCAGGAACCAGAAGAGCACATCGGCAAGGAGCTCATCGATCCCTGGGTGGATCCCGAGCAGACCGACTGGCCTATGGCCGATGAAATTGCATTGCTGAACGAGGAGCACTGATGTCGAACTGGGTTGTTGTACCGGCTCTTCTCGAGGGCCGCGATCAGATGGACGAGCGCTTCCCGAACCGGGACCACGGCGCCGAAGGTACGATCGGCGACCAGTCCCATCAGAGTTCCTCGAGCTCGCACAACCCGGACGAGACCGGGAAGCCCGAATACAGCGATCACGACGGCATCAACGAGGTTCGTGCGATCGACTGGGACAAGGACCTCAACGACGCCGGCGGCGTGACGATGGAACAGGTCGTCCAGCTCTGGCTGACACTGCTTCGCTCCGGCCAAATGTGGTGGGTTCGCTACCTTATCTACAAGGGTCGCATCTGGCACCGTCGAGACAACTTCGTCACACGCGAATACAACGGCGGCGACAAGCATGAAAGCCACGTTCATGCCACGAACGATTTCACGCAGGCCGCCGACACCGTACGCAACACCAACTGGCACCTGAGCGAGCTTAACGGTCCCGGCGAGGTCCCCGTCTCGGACAGTCATCTGTCAGTCGACGGCAAGCTCGGTCCCAAGACCATCGCCAAGTGGCAACGAGTCATGGGCACCCCGGTCGACGGCAAGATCAGCAGTCCGAGCGATCTCGTCAAGGCAGTTCAGACGAAGCTGAAGAGCACTGTCGATGCTTCCCTCAAAGTCGACGGCTACGGCATCGTTCAGGGTGGCAAGCGTTCCAAGACGATCGGCGCACTTCAGCGGTATCTGAAGAGTCCGGTGGACGAGTACATTTCTTCGCCGGTGTCTGAAGTCGTCAAGGCGCTCCAGCGTCGGCTGAACGAAGATCGCTTCTAGCAAGGGAGGTGTCCCACGTGAGCGATAGCATTCTTACTAGTGTCAAGAAAGTCCTCAATCTCCCAGAGAGCTACACGGCGTTTGATGAAGACGTGCTGATGCACATCAACTCAGTCTTCTCGACGATCAATCAACTGGGGATTGGGCCAGAAGGCGGTCTGACGATTGCGAATGCTACGCCCACGTGGGCCGCACTCATCGGTACCGATCCTCGTTTGAATTTCGTCAAGTCGTACGTGTACTTGCGCGTACGTATGCTGTTCGATCCACCGACAACGTCGTTCCATATCGCCGCAGTCGAGAAGCAATACGAAGAACTCGAGTGGCGAATGAGCGTCTATCGGGAATCGACAGAGTGGACCGATCCGACGCAGGAATTCGATCCTGAAGATCAACTGGTTCTCGATGGCGGAACCCCCTAGGAGGGTCGATGACGTTTACGTTCAAGCTCCGCAGGGGTAATGCTGCGGAATGGACTACAGATAACCCGACCCTCAAGGCCGGGGAACCCGGAGTGGAACTCGACACCGGTAAACTCAAGATCGGCGACGGAATTAAAACCTGGACAGCCTTGGGGTACCTTTCTGGAGAAGGAGCTCCCGGTGATTCCGCTTACGAAGTCGCGGTCAATAATGGCTTCGTTGGTACCGAATCTCAATGGTTGGCGTCTCTTGTGGGACCCGCTGGAACCAACGGTACCAATGGAACTAACGGCACCAACGGTAGTAATGGTGCTTCCGCCTATCAAGTGGCCGTGGCGAATGGTTTCGTTGGTAATGAAGCTGCTTGGTTGGCATCACTTGTCGGCGCACCTGGAACGAACGGCACCAACGGTACGAATGGGACTAATGGAACAGACGGCGCAGATGGTGAGTCGGTCACTGTAACACTGGTAGCCGCGGTTGATTGGCCCCCTGCTTCCGATTCCAACCCGTTGCATCTGTATTTCCGGGTGCCGTAATGCCAAACTACGATTTGTCTTCAGCGGATCTCGGACGAGTCGCCGGACAACTCGTCGACAAGCTCCGTATCGCCAACCAGGATGTATGGACCGCTTCAGGCCCCCCTCCTGACGGTCCATATTATCTGAACGATGCCGCCGGTGTCACTCCTGGCGGTTTCTCAGACGGCACACCGAACATCGTCATCGGTCTTCTGACCATTTTCCACAATCCAGGCTACGTTACTGGGCTGCAGTGGTGGGATCAATCTTCCGGCGCAGGAAACTGGGATTTTGGTTTCTACGAAGTCACTACTTCGGACGGTAGCAAGCCAGATACTGGAACATCGAAACTGGCCTCTGCAACACTCGCGGCAACGGGTGGAGGCTTCCGCGAAGTAACGTTCACAACGCCGGTTCCGGTATCATATGGGCATATGTATCTGGCTACGCGATACAACGCGAACGGATATTACGTTCACTCGGGCGCTTTCGGTGGAAATCACGGAGCTTTTACCGATGGAGATCCCGTATACATCCCAGCAATCGGCGAGGACGTCTCTCCGGTGGTTCCTACGTGGACGAACGTCTGGCGATCACTGTTCAAGATCGGTTCTGGCGATGTAGTGCCGAATGAAAATGGCGCCGGTGCTTTCTACGGCGTCACCCCCATCTTCTTCAAGACCCTATAGAGAAGGGAGGGTTCCATGGCCAATCCTGAAAACAAGATCCTCGTCCATTTCGGCGTCAAAGGCATGAAGTGGGGCGTTCATAGGAATCGTCCTTCTCTTCCGGCTTCTCAGGATTCGCAGAGAGCTACCGAAGTTCGAACGAAGGTCAAGACCGGCGGAACGAAGGCGCTCTCGAACAAAGAACTTCAAGATCTGATCACGCGAATGAATCTGGAGCAGCAATTTTCCAGATTGAATCCCAGTAAGTTGGAGAAAGGCACTCAGATCGCTTCTAGGATTCTTGGTGTAGGGAACACCATCAATCAGGCGATTGCCTTTGTCAATTCTCCTGCTGGAAAAGCGGTGAAGGATGCGGTGCTAAAGAAGCGAGGGTAGAAAGGAGGTTCGGCGGCAGTGCTATCGAACACGGCTACACCGATTTATTATGGCCGGTTTCGTGAAGCGGTACTTCGGGGCGAGATTCCTGTAAACCGGGAAGTCTCAGCAGAGATGAACCGCATTGATGCACTCATCGCCGACCCGAATTACTACTATGATCCGGATGCAGTAGAAGGATTCATTCTCTATTGCGAGAATGAACTGACATTGACGGATGGTAGCGATCTTCATCTGCTTGACTCATTCAAGTTATGGGCCGAACAGATCTTTGGTTGGTACTACTTCATCGATCGTCCAGTATATGATCCGGAGAAGAATGCCTTCGTTGTTAAGACCGTTAAGAAACGGTTGACGACAAAGCAATACTTGATCGTAGCTCGAGGCGCAGCAAAGTCGATGTACGCCGAATGCATTCAAAGTTTCTTCTTGAATGTTGATACCTCGACAACGCATCAAATCACTACTGCGCCAACCATGAAACAAGCCGATGAAGTGATGTCGCCGTTCCGCACGGCTATCACGCGCGCCCGCGGACCCTTGTTCAAGTTCCTCACACAGGGTTCTATCCAGAACACCACGGGTGCTAAGTGGCTTCGACAGAAGCTGGTCTCCACCAAGAAGGGCATCGAGAACTTTCTCACAGGTTCTCTTCTTGAAGTCCGCCCAATGTCGATCGCAAAACTTCAGGGTCTCCGTCCGAAGGTTTCGACTGTCGATGAATGGTTGTCCGGTGATCTCCGAGAGGATGTCATTGGCGCCATCGAACAGGGCGCTTCGAAACTTGACGACTGGTTGATCGTAGCAATAAGCTCAGAGGGAACTGTCCGGAACGGTAGTGGCGATACCATCAAAATGGAACTCGCCACCATCCTTAAAGGAGAGTACCATGCGCCGCATGTTTCGATCTGGCACTACAAGCTGGACGAGTTGGAAGAAGTTGCCAACCCAGCGATGTGGCCTAAGGCGCAGCCGAACATCGGTAAGACCGTTTCCTACGAAACGTATCATTTGGATGTCGAACGCGCCGAGAAAGCGCCGGCCGCCAGGAACGACATCCTAGCAAAGCGTTTCGGCATTCCGATGGAAGGCTACACGTACTTCTTCACATACGAAGAGACGCTTCCGCATCGTAAGAGAAGTTTCTGGGAGATGCCTTGTGCTCTAGGGGCAGATCTCTCACAAGGCGATGACTTCTGTGCATTTACATTCCTATTTCCATTGCCAAATGGTGGATTTGGAATTAAGACGCGCAGTTACATTACTTCTCTAACGTTGTTGAAGCTTCCTGGAGCTATGCGACACAAGTACGAGGAATTTCTGAACGAAGAAAGTCTCCATGTACTTGAAGGTACTATTCTCGACATCATGGAAGTCTTTGATGATCTGGAACAGTACATAGAGCGGGAGAAATTCGACGTTCGCTGTCTGGGTTACGATCCTTACAACGCCAAAGAGTTTGTTCAGCGGTGGGAACTTGAGAATGGACCCTATGGCATAGAAAAGGTCATCCAAGGCGCCAGGACAGAATCTGTACCTCTCGGCGAATTGAAGAATCTTGCCGAGTCTCGTCTTCTGCTCTTCGATCAAGCATTGATGACGTTTGCTATGGGAAACTCCATAACCATGGAGGACACCAACGGAAACCGAAAACTGCTAAAGAAGAGGTATGACGAGAAGATCGACAATGTGGCGGCCATGATGGACGCCTTCGTCGCATACAAGCTCCATAAGGAGGCGTTCGAGTGAATGAGCCCACCAGAGAGGAAGCTCTAATCCATTTCGGCGTCAAAGGCATGAAGTGGGGCGTTCGTAAGCAGCGGCAACTCGATGCTGCAAACCGAGTCGCATCAGGAAATGCTTCAACGCTGCAAAAGGTTCGATTCGGAGCTAGTGCTACTACAAAAGAACTCGTGACTTCCGGCGGTTCTTTGAAGAAGATCGCTCGAGCTAGGGCGAACACTCTCGAAGCGCAAAAGAAACGAATCGAACAAGGAAAAGCTACAACTCTGGACATGCTTGATCGATTCGGAAATACTCCGATTCTCGATCTGGTTCGAGGTCGTTAATAGACAACCGAATAATGGAAGGAGGTGACTATGTCATCGTTTGGCTCACGGCTGAAAAGAACGATCAAGCATGCCTGGAACGCATTCACGAATCGAGATTTTCAGGCTGATACCCGTTCGAATTCGGAAGGCGTTTCTTTCGGAGGTCGACCGGATAGAGTAAGAGTTTCGATCGCCAATGAACGTTCAATTCTTTCCGCTATCATCCTTCGAATTGCTATTGACGTATCTTCGGTCGAGATTCGTCATGTTCGAAAAGATGAAAACGGTCGGTATCTCGAAGATATTGATAGCGGAATGAACACGTGTTTGACGCTCGAAGCCAACATCGATCAAGCGGCAACGGCGTTTCGTCAAGATCTGATGTTCACGATCTTCGACAGGGGTTCTGCGGCGATCGTTCCCGTCGATACCACCATCAACCCGGCAATTTCGGGCAGCTTCGACATCAAGACCATGCGAATTGGGGAAATCGAAGCTTGGTTCCCCCAAGATGTTCGAGTGCAGGTCTACAACGAAGCTGTGGGTAGACGCGAACCGTTGACGCTCGGAAAGAGAACTGTCGCCGTCATCGAGAATCCGCTGTACGCCGTGATGAACGAGCCAAACTCGACCTTCCAACGGCTAATTCGGAAACTCAATCTTCTGGACGCGATCGATGAGCAATCGGCTTCGGGGAAACTCGATCTCATCATTCAGCTTCCGTACGTGGTCAAGTCGGAAGCTCGTCGCCAACAAGCAGAACAGCGACGCAAGGACATCGAAGTTCAACTGAAGGGCAGCAAATACGGTATCGCCTATACAGACGGTACCGAGAAGATTACTCAGTTGAACCGTCCGGCGGAAAACAACCTCTTGGAACAGATCAAGTTCTTGACCGAGATGTTGTACACGCAACTCGGCGTCACTCCGGAAGTCATGAACGGCACGGCAGACGAAGCCGCAATGTTGAACTACCAAAACCGAACAGTCGTACCTCTCGTCGAGGCAATGGTTCAGGCGATGCGTCGTACCTTCTTGACAGCGACTGCTCGTACGCAAAAGCAAGACATCATGTACTTCAAGGATCCGTTCAAGCTGGTTCCGGTCAGCCAGATAGCGGAGATCGCCGACAAGTTTGTGAGAAACCAGATTGCTTCTGCAAACGACATCCGACAGATCGTTGGTTGGAAGCCGTCAAAGGATCCGAAGGCTGACCAACTGAACAACCCGAACATGCCGGCTTCTGCTGCCGAACTGCCAACTCGCGCTCCGCTTCGAGTTCCTTCTTCAGTCGGAACGCCGCGGCGACTCACTGCTGCTCCGTCGGAGCTAGCTACTCGACAACGATAGAATGAAGGAGGAGAACAGTCAAAATGGAACCCGATTTTAGCGGATGGGCAACCAAGGCTGGTCTCAAGTGCTCCGACGGTCGAACCATCACGCCGCAGGCGTTCCAGCACATGGACGGCATGACGGTTCCTCTGGTCTGGAAGCACGACCACAACAACCCCGACAACATCCTGGGCCACGTCCTGCTCGAGGCGAAGCCTGAAGGCGTCCGATGCCACGGCTTCTTCAACGACACCCCTTCGGGCATCAACGCGAAGGCTCTCGTCGCGCACAAGGATGTCAACTCGCTGTCGATCTGGGCCAATCAGATCAAGGAGCACGCCAAGCAGGTTCTGCACGGCATGATCCGCGAGGTCAGCATCGTGCTCTCCGGTGCCAACCCGGGCGCCAAGATCGACTACGTCCGAATCGTACACGGCGACGGCCCGGACGAATATACCGAGTCCGAGGACGAGTTCATCCTCCACGGCATGGAGTTGGCTATCGAGGAGCCGGACTCTCTCGAGGGAGAAGTCGAAGAGATCGCCCACGCTGCTCAGACGATCGAAGACGTGTTCAACACGCTGAACGAAGAGCAGAAGGCCGCTGTCTACTTCATGCTCGGCGCAGCGACCGAGGGCATGACGCCGCCTGTCGCTCAAACGGAAGACAAGACCGAGGACGACCTCGAACACAAGAAGGAAGGAACGGACGACGTGACCAGCACTCGGAATGTTTTCGAGCAGAGCGGCAAGACCACCACTCCGGACGGCGACAAGCACGTCCTTTCCCACGACGACGTGCTGAGCATCGGCAAGCGTGCGGCGCAGCTCGGCTCGCTGAAGATGGCCGTCAACGAGTACGTCGTTGCGCACGGCATCGAGAACATCGACATCCTGTTCCCGGACGCGAAGAACGTCACCGGGGCGCCGGAGTTCGACAAGCGTCGCACTGAGTGGGTCGACGGCGTGCTGAACGGCGCGACGCACCGTCCGTTCGCTCGTATCAAGACCATGAGCGCGAATCTGACCCTGGACGAGGCCCGGGCCAAGGGTTACGTGAAGGGCAACTTCAAGAAGGAGGAGTTCTTCGCCGTCACCAAGCGATCCACTTCTCCGGTCACGATCTACAAGAAGCAGAAGCTCGACCGCGACGACATCATCGACATCACCGAGTTCGACGTCGTGGCCTGGCTCAAGGCCGAGATCCGCCTCATGCTCAACGAGGAAATCGCTCGGGCCATCCTGATCGGAGACGGTCGTGCGGTCGACGACGAGGACAAGATCAAAGACCCCGTGGGGGCGCAGGACGGTACGGGCATCCGGTCCATCGCGTTCGATCACGAGCTCTACGCAGCGACTGCGTACGTCAACATCAGCGACGCCAACAGCGACTACTACGAGGTCATCGAGCAGGTCCTGCGGCAGCGGAAGCTGTACAAGGGCACTGGCACGCCGGACTTCTACACCACCGAGCCGGTCATCACCGAGATGCTGCTCAGCAAGGACGCGCTCGGCCGTCGGCGGTTCTCGAACCTGTCAGAGCTGGCCGCGGAGCTCCGGGTCAACTCGATCGTCGCGGTCGAGGCCATGGAGGCCGACTACGCCGCCGACATCCTCGGTATCATGGTCAACCTGGTCGACTACAGCACGGGTACTGACCGCGGTGGCGAGGTCAACTTCTTCGACGACTTCGACATCGACTACAACCAGTTCAAGTACATGATGGAAGGCCGTATGTCCGGCGGTCTGACCAAGATCCGTTCGGCCGTCGTCTTCCGCAAGACCGCGGGTACCGACGTCCTGGTCAACCCGATCACGGCTCCGACCTTCGTCTCGGCGACCGGTGTCATCACCATCCCGACGCAGACTGGAGTCACGTACCACTACGTCAACGCCGACGGCACCAGCGGTTCGACGCTTTCCGCGGGCGCGCAGACGGCGATCACCGCAGGCACTTCCAAGACGGTTCGCGCCGTGCCGGCCACCAACTACTACTTCCTCAACAACATCGACGACGAGTGGACGTTCACGCGTCCGGTCGCGTAGTAGGCGAGTCTCACCATGGCAAGGTTCTTCGGTGAGATCGGATACGGCGTGCGAATCGAATCTGCTCCTGGCGTGTGGAAAGACAGCATCACCGAGAAGTCATATTACGGCGATGTGATCCGAAACACGAAGCAAAACCAGGATGGACAAAGTGTCAACGATGATATTACTGTTGGCAACTCGATAAGCATCGTCGCGGATGAGTACGCCGGCTTACATTTCCTTGCCATTCGGTATATCCGATGGTTGGGGGTGCTGTGGACGGTAGCAAACGTCGATGTGCAGCACCCCCGCTTGGTGTTGAGATTGGGGGCGAAATACAATGGGCCGATTGGCACTCCAGTCTAAACTCGAAATACTTCTGGGTTCAGACAAGGTGTATTTTCAGTCCCCGCCCAACATTGAGATGGGATATCCGTGCATCGTCTACGACGTAGACCAGGCGAGCACGGATTTCGCCGACAATGCTCCATACAACTACGTCAAACGGTATCGAGTCACCGTGATGGATGGAGATCCGGATAGCATTATTCCGGATAAAGTTGCCGCGTTGCCGACATGCATATTCAATCGAAATTTCGCGGCGAACGATCTTCACCACAACGTCTTCCTGTTGTATTTCTGAGGAGAGTAGCACATGACCAAGGTTCTCTGGGACCAGTCGGGCGGAAAGGTCTATGAGACCGGTGTCGACCGCGGCGTCCTGTACCTTCCGAATGGTGTCGGGGCTTACGACACCGGCTTCGCGTGGAATGGTCTGACGACCGTCACCGAGTCTCCGTCCGGCGCTGAGCCCAACAAGCAGTACGCAGACAACATCATCTACGCCACCCTTCTCTCGTACGAGGAGTTCGGCGGCACCATCGAGGCCTACACCTATCCCGACGAGTTCGCTCAATGTGACGGCACTGCAGCCGTCGAGCAGGGCGTCTACATCGGTCAGCAGGATCGAAAGGTGTTCGGCTTCTCCTATCGAACACTGGTCGGCAACGACATCGACGGCAACGCGCACGGCTACAAGCTGCATCTCGTCTACGGCGCCCTGGCCTCACCGAGCGAGAAGGCCAACGCCACGATCAACGACTCGCCGGAACTGGTGAACTTCAGCTGGGACTTCACCACGACTCCCGTCGAGGTCGGCACGATCAACAGCGTCCTGTACAAGCCGACATCGTACATCTGCGTCGACTCGACCAAGGTGGACGCTGACGCGCTGGCGGCCCTCGAGGACTTCCTCTACGGCACGGTCGGCACGGACCCTTCGCTTCCGACGCCCGCCGCGGTCGCTGCTCTGTTCGCGGGCACGATCACCGTCGCAACTCCGACGGTTCCTTCGTACGACAGTGGCACCCACACCATCACCATCCCGACGGTTACGGGTATCACGTACCGGATCAACGGCGTGGCTGTGGCGGCAGGCCCGGTCGTGCTCACCACGGGTCAGTCCAAGATTGTCGTGGCGACGCCGAACAACGGCTACAAGCTGCCGGCCATCTTCGACAACGACTGGATGTACACCTACTAACCACGAGGGGAGGCCAGAGAATGCTCAAGTTGTCGGTGTCAATTCCCGAAGTTTTCAACGAAACGAACAATGAATTCATCGGCGGACATGTTGTTGACATCGAGCTCGAGCATTCTCTGGTCTCGCTGTCAAAATGGGAGTCATTCTTCGAAACCCCCTTCATCGCTTCGAAAGACAAGACTGAAGAACAGGTTTTGTGGTACGTCGAAGCGATGACGTTGACTCCTAATGTTCCTCCGGAAGTTTTCCAGAACCTTAGTCAAGACAACGTTGATGCCATCAATAAATACATCAACGCAAAGATGTCTGCGACTTGGTTCTCAGAGGAAGAAAAGAAGAAGCATAGTCGAGAAGTTGTCACTGCTGAGATTATCTACTACTGGATGATCTCACTCGGTGTTCCATTCGAATGTCAGCATTGGCATTTGAATAAACTTCTGACATTAATCCGGGTTTGTAATCAGAAAAATGCCCCGGAGAAAAAATTGACCAAACAAGAGATAGCTGAGCGAAATAGAGATCTCAATGCTCAACGCAAAGCTCAACTGAAGACGGCAGGGTAAAGGAGGGATCACGTGTCGCGAATCACTTGGGATGATCTAGGCAAGCGCTTCTATGAAGTCGGCATCGACCGCGGCGTTCTGTACCCTCCAAGTGGCGATGGAGTTCCTTGGAATGGTTTGACATCAGTCAGGGTACATCCTTCTGGAGGCGATCAGAAAGGCTACTACCTGGATGGCATCAAGTATTTGAATGTGCCATCTCCCGAGGAATACGAAGCAACGATCACCGCTTTCACCTACCCTGACGAATTCGGCGTCTGTGATGGAACGACTCGAGTGCATTCGGGTCTTTTCGTTACACAACAGCAAAGAAAACCTTTCGGCTTCTCATACCGGACCCGAATCGGAAACGAGTTGGACAGTAACTACGGTTACAAGATCCATATCGTGTACAACGCTCTCGCTGCGCCCTCAAATAAAGACTTCTCGACTCTCGGTGGATCGGTGAGTCTTGCCGATTTCAGTTGGGATATCACTACCAAACCCGCCGCGATGACTGGCGTCAAGCGAAGCGCACATATCGAGATCGACACTCGATCTGCAAACCCGGCTGCCATTTCCGACGTCGAAGATATTCTGTACGGCACGGAGGCGCAAGCGGCTAGTCTGCCAACCCTAGCGCAGTTGGTAGACATATTCGAAGCATACGCGATCCTGTCTGTGATCGACAATGGTGATGGAACATTTACCGTCACTGGTCCAGACGACGCGATCACCTTCCCCACCGCCGATACTTTCGAAATCACCTGGCCGTCGGCAGTTCCGATCGATGCCGATACGTTCACGCTTAGCTCGCTTTAGGAGGGAGGCCTCATGGCTACCGTAACTGGAATGACTGCTGCCGCCATCAACGCTCTGGTCGCAGGTCTCGTCAAGGACGCTGAATTTGATATCTCCGGGCATCTTATTCTCACCTTGCACGACGACAGCACAATCGATGCTGGAGCTCCTACGCTCTCCACTCCGGACGCGAGCACCACAGTCAAGGGTATCGTCGAACTGGCGACTAGCTCGGAGACTAGTGCGCTGACTGATGCGGTTCGCGCCATCACGCCAGCAGGACTTGCTACGCTGATCGGAACGCTAGCGACGGCCTCACACACGCATGCGTTCTCAGTGATCACTGGCGATGCGGCCAACAACCAAATCGCTCAGATGGCTGCGCATACCATCAAGGGCAATAACACTGGCAGCACCGCTGACCAGGCCGATTTGACCATCGCTCAAGTCTGGGCCGAACTCAACGGCGGTTGGCAGACCTGGTCGGGAATCTCGCTTCTCGGCGATACATCGAACCCGACCATCGGTGGTGGTTCCTCGTTCACCGGTCAGTATCGCATCTATGACAATACTTTGGATGCAGATGCTCAGTTGACCATCGGTTCAGGTTGGTCCGCGGGTAGTGGTGACTACTATTTGACCATCCCAAGCAGTAGGTCTGCGTCAAACTACAAACTCGGCCTCGGTCCGGGCATGATTTTCGACGCCAACGACACAACGACCGGCGGTATCGGTGTCGTCACCATGAAGACCGGTGGAACAAAACTATATCTGGCAATGGATACGCCATCAGGAAACGGGTGGCTCGGTAGCGGATGGGCATTGAGCTCCGGCGACCAAGTTCGTTGGTCCATTCGAGGTCTTCGACTGACGTAGCAGAAAGGAGTCCTGATGATATCCGTTACATCAAGTGGCTCCTTCAAGAATACGGAGTCGTTCCTGCGCGCAGTGTCACGATTGGATATTCGCACTATCCTGAATGATGCTGGTAAACGAGGAGTCGCTGCGCTTTCTTCTGTCACTCCTGAAGAGTCTGGGAGAACTGCGGCTTCTTGGGATTATTCAGTGTCAACCAAGGGCGGAGTATATTCGATCATCTGGACCAACTCCGATGTCGAAAGTGGTTTTCCGGTCGCCATCATGTTGCAGTATGGCTACGGTACAGGAACTGGTGGCTACGTGGCTGGAAGAGACTACATCAACCCGGCTATGCGACCGATATTTGACTCGATCGCTGACAGAGTATGGAAGGCGGTGACCTCCGCATGAGCAGTATCGATGAACGCGTTGTTCAAATGAAATTCGACAACGTGGAATTCGAGCGTCGCGTTAGCCAGACCATGTCTTCGCTTGCGGCTCTGAACAAGGGACTCAAGCTCGAGGGCGCCACTAAAGGTCTAGAAGATGTCAATGCTGCGAGTAGCAAGCTGACGCTCGGACCAATATCCAACGCTCTGGATACTCTGGTTGATAAGTTCAGAACGCTCTCCATCGTCGCGATTACGGCCATCACCAACATCGCAAATCGTGCCGTCAACGCAGGCATCACGCTTGTCAAATCGCTATCTACCGAACCGATCATCGCCGGTCTGCATGAATATGAGACGAACCTTAACTCGATTCAGACGATTCTGGCGAACACGGGCTTGGAAGGACAAGCCGGTCTCAACAAGGTCAATGCCGCACTCAAGCAGCTCAACGATTATTCCGACCAAACCATCTATAACTTCAGCGAGATGGCTCGGAATATCGGTACGTTCACCGCCGCCGGCGTCACGCTGGATGTCGCTACAAAAGCCATCAAGGGCATCGCCAATCTGGCAGCGATCTCCGGCTCGAACGCCGAACAAGCTTCTGCCGCAATGTACCAGCTCTCGCAGGCCATATCTGCGGGTAAATTGTCGCTCGAGGACTGGAACTCGGTTGTCAACGCTGGTCTTGGCGGTAAGGTCTTCCAGAACGCTCTGATCGAGACAGCTCGGGTGCACGGCGTCGCCATCGATCAGATGATCAAGGATGAAGGCAGCTTCCGACTCACGCTGCAAAAGGGTTGGTTGACGTCCAACATCCTCACTGAGACGCTGCAGAAGTTCACCGGCGATCTCACTGCAAGCCAGCTCAAGGCGATGGGCTACAACGATCAGCAAATCGCCGGCATTCTCAAGATGGGCAAGACCGCTCAAGAGGCCGCTACCAAGGTCAAGACGTTCAGTCAGCTTCTGAGTACGCTGCAGGAAGCTGCGGGTTCTGGTTGGACACAGACCTGGCAAGTTATCTTCGGTGACTTCGAAGAGGCCCGAACGCTCTTTACGAACGTCAACAACGTTCTTGGCGGATTCATCAACGCTTCCTCCGATGCACGAAACAAGGTGCTCGGAGATTGGAAAGAGCTCGGTGGGCGAACAGTCCTCATCGAAGCTATCTCCAACACGTTCGAAGCGTTGCTTGGCGTCATCAAGCCCATCTCCACAGCATTCCGTGAGATCTTCCCAGCGACTACAGGGAAGCAGCTCTACAATCTCACAGTGACTCTTCGAAACTTCACCCAAAGCCTCAAAATAGGAGCAGACACAGCAAGTTATCTCCGGAGGACATTTGCCGGAGTGTTTGCGATCTTGGGACTCGGCTGGGATATCGTTCGGGAGGGAGTTAAACTTTTCCTCTCCCTGTTCGGCATGGCCACAAAAGGCTCCGGGGGAATTCTCGAATTCACTGCGAGGATCGGCGACTTCGTTGTTCGGATGCGTCAGGCCATCGAAGAAGGCCACGGCATCGAGAAGTTCTTCGAGACGCTTGGCCGGATCATTGCGGTTCCGATCAAGATCATCCGGATGTTTGCAGCGGCAATCGGATCACTGCTGGATCGATTTGACGGAGACGCTGCGGCTAAGGGCGTCGAGAACTTCGTCAGCAAACTGTCGCCGCTGAGTCGACTCACGCAAATCGGCGTTGGCGCATGGGAGAAGCTCCCCGGCATTCTTCGCGACGTATCTCGGAACTTCGCACCAATCGCCGAACGAGTCGGAAGCTTCTTCAAGAACCTTACCTCTGCAGTGGTTGAAGGGCTTCGGACACTCGATTTCAGCAAGGTCGTTCAAGTTATTCAGACTGGACTCCTTGGCGGTCTTGTCGCCTCGCTGATTGCGTTTATCACCAGGCTTCGAAGTGGGATCGGTTCAGGTCAGGATCTTCTCGAGCGAATTACTCAGCCGTTCGAAGAACTGACTGGGACGCTCAAGGCTATGCAGAATACCCTTAGAGCAGCGACACTGTTGCAAATCGCCGCTGCTGTTGGAATTCTGACCTTGTCGGTCATCGGCCTGTCTAAGATCGATTCGGCAGGATTGACTCGGGCATTGTCTGCAATTGCGGTGATGTTCACGCAGCTTATCGGAGCGTTGATCCTCTTCGAGAAGTTCGGTACCGCAAGTGTCTTCAAGGTAAATATCGCCGCGGCCGGCTTGATTCTTCTCGCTATCGCGATAGATCTTCTAACGATCGCTGTCAGGAATCTATCAAGTCTGAGTTGGGAAGAACTCGCCAAGGGTCTTACCGGAGTTACCGTTCTTATCGGAGCTCTGGTCGGCGCGTTGAACTTGATGCCAGACAAAGGCAGGATGATCAGTACCGGTGCAGGTTTGCTTATCCTTGCTGCGGCCATCAAGGTGCTTGTCACAGCAGTGACCGATCTGTCCGGTCTGAGCTGGGAGAAGATGGCCAAGGGTCTTGCGGGAGTCGCAGGCCTTCTTGCGGCCCTGGGTTTGTTTACCAGGTTTGCTATGGCGGAAAAAGCCGGGATATTGTCTGGCGTAGGGATTCTGCTACTTGCCGCAGGCATTAAAGTCATGGCAAGCGCACTCAAGGATCTAGGTCAGCTCTCATGGGCTGAGATCGGTCGTGGTTTGACCGCCATGGCCGGCGGTTTGGTGTTGGTGGCAGCGGCGCTTATTGCCATTCCTCCAACGTCAATTGTTTCTGCGGCCGCAGTCGTCGTGGTGGCAGCTTCGTTGGGTCTGGTTGCCAGCGCACTGCAGAAGATGGGGAGTTTCAGCTGGGAGACCATCGGTAAGGGTCTCGTTACGCTTGCTGGAGCTTTGGTCCTCATATCTGCCGCACTCATCGCCATTCCTCCAACCGCGATCATATCTGCTGCTGCAGTTCTGGTTGTAGCGCTGTCCCTGGGCGAGATCGCATCGGCTCTTGCCGAAATGGGCAAAATGTCTTGGGGTGCAATCGGCAAGAGTTTGACGTTGCTAGCAGGCGCGCTGATTATCATCACAGCAGCTTTGACGGCAATGATCATTGCCCTTCCAGGTGCCGCAGCTTTGCTGGTGGTTTCGGCATCGTTGGCAGTTCTCGCGCCGATTCTGGCCGCGTTCGGAAATATGTCCTGGACTGAGATAGGCAAGGGTCTCTTGACCTTGGCCGGCGTGTTCGCGGTCCTGGGCGCGGCTGGTATATTGCTCACGCCGTTGGTGCCAACACTAATCGGCCTTAGTATAGCGTTCACCCTCATCGGTATTGGTGTGTTGGCTGCCGGTGCAGGTATATTGCTGTTTTCGGCTGGTTTGGCCGCTCTGAGCGTTTCTGGAGCGGCAGCGACGGTCGTCTTTGTCGGAATGGTATCCGCTCTTCTTGGTTTGCTCCCGGTGCTTGGGACGCAAGTCGGATTGGCGATCATATCCTTCGCAAAGACGATATCCACCGCGGGTCCTGCAATTCTGGCCGCGTTCGTGACGATCATATCGTCGCTGATCGACGCCGTGATGGTCCTGACGCCGAAAATCATCGATGCAGTGTTCTATCTGTTGTCGAGGCTTCAAGATACTCTGCTGAAGTACATCCCGAAGCTCACCGATACGGGGTTGCAGATCCTCATCGGTTTCCTGCAAGGTATCGCCAGAAATATCAGGCGAGTGGTCGATGCAGGAACCGACGTCGTGGTGAACTATATTCACGGCGTGGCAAACAACCTGCCTCGAGTGATTCAGGCCGGCATCGACTTGATCATATCTTTCGTGAACGGTCTTGCAGACGGTATCCGGAATAACTCAGATCGTATGAGTGACGCCGGCATGAACCTTGCAAGCGCCATAATTGAGGGCATGGTCAAGGGTCTCGGTAAGGGCCTGGGGAAGGTGAAGGACGCCGCGGTCAACGTAGCGAAGAACGCCTTGAACTCGGCGATGGATTTCCTGGGAGCACACTCGCCGGCGACGAAGTTCATCGATCTGGGTGAATTCTCAGTTCTGGGCTTTGCCATCGGTTTGACGCATCTCGCGTCTCGAGTTATGGCCTCGGCAAAGGGTGTTGGAAAAACTGCCCTGGATTCGTTGGGTGGGTCAATGTCGGATATGTCGGACATTCTCTCATCGAACATGGATCTGCAGCCGACCATCCGTCCGGTGCTTGATCTGACAGACCTGAGCAAGAACGCCGGTCAGATTGATAAGGTTCTCGCTGGTACTAGAACGATATCCTTGGATGTCGCACAGAGCAACGCAGCGAATGCCTCGAACGGATTCCAGGACAACAAAGATCAGACGACTCAGGCGCAGACTCCGACTACCGGTGACGTCACGAACTACACGCAAAACAATTACTCGCCCAAGGCTCTGGATCCGGCAACGATCTATCGCCAGACGAAGAACCAACTGGCAACCACGAAGGGGGGTCTGCCTAAATAATGTCTATCACCAAGGTTGAAGTTCGGACGCCTCTCGGGGCTCTTCTCACGTTGACGTTGGAAGATCCGACCAACGGATACCTGATTGAGGATATTCTCGGGCTGGACCCCGTCAAGGCGACGATCAGCTCATCTACCTTCGCGAATTTCCCCGGGGCAAAATACCAGGCAAGTCGGAGAGAAATACGCAACATCCTATTCAAGTTGAAACTAGAGCCGAATTTCATAACTCAGACGGTTCGACAACTCAGATCGAACTTGTACGAGTTCTTCGAATCTGATATGGAGGTCAGTCTTCGATTCTTCATGGTCGATGGACTGACCGTGGACATCGCAGGGAGGGTGGAGTCTTGCGAGGCTCCCCTCTTCACTCAAGAACCAAGAGCCACGATATCCATCATCTGTTTCGACCCCGATTTCGTAGATTTGACGCCCGTGGTAGTCAGTGGAAATACTGTTTCTACATTGACGGAATTCACTATTGATTATCCGGGCGACATCTCTACAGGATTCGTGTTTGTGCTCAACGTCGATCGAACGTTGACAGATTTCACGATCTATCATCGTCCTGCGGACAACGTGCTTCGTACGTTCGATTTCTCGTCCGCTTTGGAAACAGGAGACGTTCTGACCGTCAACACCATTGATGGTAGTAAAGCAGTCATGCTAAATCGCAGTGGGACGTTGACGTCGTTGCTCTACGGAAAGTCTCCCCAATCCAAATGGCTTAAGCTGATGCGAGGAAATAACCGTCTCCGAGTGTATGCCACCGGCGCGGCCATTCCTTTCACAATTACGTACACGCCTAGGTACGGAGGCTTGTAATGGAGGTGTTGATCCTCGATAGCCTCTACCGTCGTGTTGAAGTCGTGGACGATTTCGAGACGCTGATTTGGACCGAACGTTTCCGAGCCAAAGGCGACTTCGAACTTCACACTTCTCCCACCACAAAGAACCGCAGTCGTTTCACCAAGGGGACAAGATTGGCTCTGTACGAGTCATATCGTGTCATGACGGTAGATACGATCAGCGAGGGCATCAACGCCGATGGTGTTCGTACCTTGATCGTCAAAGGCTTCTCGCTCGAGGCGGTGCTTGAACAACGAATCGCCATGGCCGCTTTGACGGATCTCACCACGGATCCACAGTGGATTCTCACCGGGCAGCCCAAGGACATCGCGACACAGATGTTTCACGATATTTGTGTTACAGGAATCCTGAATGCTGGCGATATCATTTCCGGCGTCAACGAAATAAATATTTTTCCGTCAGACACCATTCCGGAACCCGTCGACAGCATCACGTATGTGGTGAATCCGACCACCTTGTACGAGGCGACAAAAACCATATGCGATGCATATTTCATGGGGTTCCGTCTCGTGCGAGATCACGACACGACTCAGTTGTACTACGACATCTATATGGGTTGTGATCGTACAACGCAACAAACCACGTTCCCTGCGGTGGTGTTCAGCCCTGAGCTCCAGAACTTGCATAGCACTAACAAGCTGGAATCGTGGGCTCCGTACAAGAACGTCGCGTACGTAGTGTCTCCAGTCGGTCACGAAGTGGTATATCTGGACGACGTCGATCCGTCGATGGCTGGTTTCGAGCGACGCGTTCTTCTGGTCAAAGCGGATGATATTACGGATCCAGACGGTCCGACTGCCTCGGCTTTGATGGTCCAGCGAGGAAAACAAGAGCTGACGAAGAACCGGAGCTTCGTCGCTTTGGATGGAGAGGTTGCCCAGACTTCTCAGTACACCTACGGCATAAGCTACAATCTGGGCGATCTCGTCACGCAAGAGGATGGCGAAGGTGGGACTGCGCAGATGCAGGTCACTGAGCAGATATTTGTCAGTGATCAGCAAGGCGACAGATCATATCCCACGCTGACCATCGATCAAATCGTCACAGTCGGTTCGTGGCTTGCAAGGGATCCGCTCGAGGAATGGTTTGATCTCGATGCAGATTCGCAAACCTGGGCTGACCAACCGTAACGAAGGAGGGTCGACATGGCAGTCGGTGATGACGCCGCAGCAGCAGGATATCCGCTCGTCCCCGATGTTGGCGAAGAAGGCCGAGTTCGTTGGGGTGGACGAGAGATCAATCGCGCTAGGGATTTTATCGCACAGATCAAGGCGCTGATTCCCACCGGCAAAGCTGGATACCGCACCGCTTCGGGAATATCTTCTGGGACCGCTGATCCATCCGGAGGTAACGACGGCGATATCTACTTCAAGATCATTGAGTAGATGACATGGTTTCTAGTGGTAGCGTCAATGGGAACAACGTAGATGGAACTGAGGGAAGCTATCTCAATTGGCAGGTAGCTTCCCAGGACGTTGATGGGAACTTCTCGACACTCAACTGGCAAGTAGGATGGCGTTTCTCCACTACCAGTTGTCGAGGACTTCGACTTGGTCGAGCCGTTATCAACGGCACTGTGGTATACGACGATCATGACAGCGGAGATGGCGTTCACGCGTTCGTTTCTGGTCATAACCACAAACCGCGGCTCCAAACGGCTTCCGGGTCCATCAACGTCGGACATAATGCGGACGGAACCAAGGAATTCTCCGCATCAGTCAAAATGACGGGATTCTCTGGACTGCTCTCACAAGGCTCATCAATCTGGACCTTGCCCGAGATCAGTCAGGTTCCTGATCCGCCGAGTTCTCCAGTCTTGAGTAATATTCACCAGACATCGTTGACCGCAATGTTCGACCCAAACGATAGCGGCGGTACGCCAATCATCGGATACGAGGTCGGATATTCAACAGTGTCCGACGTTGGTGGGGCAACCGTCGTTGCAGGATATCCTCCGGTGATGATTACTGGCTTGCTTCCAGCGACGAAATATTACTTCTGGGCAAGGGCGGAAAACTCAAACGGTTGGAGCGATTGGTCGACTCCTGGTATTGCCACTACGTTGGCCGGAGCTCGAGTCAACGTCGCTAACGTCTACAAGCAAGCCATCCCGTACGTCAGATCAGGGGGCGTTTGGAAACTCGCTCGTCCCTACGGTAAAATCGCTGGAGTCTGGAAGGAGGGCATATGATCGAGGGCATTCCCCTTGTTGATGTAGCACCTCCAACCTTGCTCGGCATCTTCATTCTTCTCATCATGTTCGGTCGTCTCGTACCGTGGTGGTTCTACAAAGCCAAGGCCGATGAAGCCGAAAAATGGCGTCTTGCCTTTGAAGCTGAAAGAGAATCCCGTGTCGCTTCCGATGCCCAGACCGCAGAGTTACTTGAACTTGCCAAGACGACGCATAGTATTATCGTGGCGGTATTCACCCCGCCACAGTATTCAGCGTCAGGGGGGGCCTATGTGGTTCCTACGCAGAAAAAGTAAATCTGGGGAAGAAGCACAGGCGGCCCTCGAAGACGCACAAATGCATTTGAAGGAGGTCAAAAAGCGAGGAAAGGAAGTTACTAAGATAGCAAATGCTCTGCGGGAATTCCGAGAGGAAAACGAAGATCGATTCGCCGAACAAATGGAGCAGATTATTCTTCGACAAGGAAAGGCGCCCTAGTGATGAACGACTTCCACACTCTCATCCTGTGGATTCGCATTTTCACTATCTGGGCAGCCTTGTGCGCCACGTGTGTACCAGTACTATATGCGTTTTATCCCTGGTACTCTAGGCCCATCGGTCGAGGCTTCATGTTCCAAGCGGTATCGTTCGCACTGGCATTAGATGTAACGGTGGTGTTTTCTCTTTGGCCGCCGGCGAACATCTATGTCATTTTCTACATCGATTTGTTCGTTCTCACACTCATTGGGTTGTCAACGTCGCTGTTGGCATTTTACATGTGGAGGATGAATCGTCCTAAGAAACGAGGGAATCATCGTGCAGTTCAGTAGTCGGGTTTACAACGTCCTCCGCGATGTTGCGCAGGTATATCTCCCCGCCGCCGGTACGCTTTACGTGGCTCTGGCAGTGTTGTGGTCGCTTCCCGCGGCGGAGCAGATCTCGGGAACCGTGCTGGCCCTCGATACGTTCCTGGGTGCTGTTCTAAAGGTGAGCACGGCAGCTTACAACAAGAGCGAAGAGAAGTTCGGCGGAACCCTCGCCATCGAGGATCATGAAGATGGGTCAAGGCTGCGCGTCAAGCGTGTCGACCCTGTGGTGCTGACAACTCAAGGCGAAATCACGTTCAAGATTGTGAAAGAGTAGCTTCTTCCATGCGGGTCGCGCGAAAAACTCGCGCTATGATGAGACCGCCCGCTATTGAAGGAGAACGCATGTTCGCCAAGAAGACCCCTACCCGCGAACTCGTGGCTCTCGACGAACTCATTGACTCGGTGTATGCCGATCTTGCTGGATTTACCAGCGATGACGACGAGTTTGACAAGCAAACCACCCAGCTTCAGAAGCTGCTCCGATTGAGGGCTGAACTTACCCCTCAGACTCGAGTGAGCCCTGACGTGCTGGCGACAGTTGCTGCCAACCTCATCGGCATCGTTGCGATCCTCGGATACGAGCACGCGCACGTCGTGACGTCGAAAGCCCTGAGTTTCGTGGCCAAGCTTCGGTGATCATCTAACTCATCACAAGCCACGTCTACAGACATGGGGGACGCGTAAAAAACGTCCCTTATGTTTTTTGCCTTTCGCAAGGAAAACTCATCCTATAATGAGACCCCCTACGAAAGGACAGACGATGTTCAAGAATCGTTCGTTCCAGGTCAAGTTCGTCAGAGACAAGCAAATCTCGGGCGACCCGATCGATCGCGGAAACGCCGTTGACGGCATTCTCGTCGCGCAAAGCTACGCTGACCTCGTCGTGAATACTGCAACCGAACTCGCGAAGATTGGCATCATCCTGATCCTCGTCAAGACCGGATGCGATTTGGTTCGTACCGCAGCAAACGCTGTCACCAAGTAGTACTCGAGCCTAGAGCCCCACAAGGGCTTTAGGTTTTCGCAGAAATTACATAGCCTATAATGAGACCCCTACGAAAGGACCTGTCATGCTGAAGAACAAGATTGCCAACATGACCAACCGTCAGCTCGCCGCTGCTGTTGGAACGGAGCTCGCCAAGACTGTTGCTGTTGCAGTAGCCGCTGGCGTCGCGTTCCACCTTGCAGTTCGACTGATTGCTGGTCCCGTTGCGAAAGATTCCAACAACGACTGACCCTACGAGAGACATCAAAACCTCGAGCCTACAAAGGCTTTAGGTTTTCGTTCTACCTGAAGGGATTGTCCATGCTTGACGTTTTGGAGTTTATCGCACTGTTGTTCAAGGTCCTCCTGTGGACGCTCATCGTTCTGTTTGTGTTCTGGGTCCTGCCTGCTATGGTGCTCCTCACGGGCGAGGAGCTCTTCGGCGTGCAGCGTCCCGTCATCCAGCCAAAGCCGGAGCCATATCAAGGTAGGCATTGGCGCGATCCGCAAGACTATACCAAGAAGATGTATATCATCGCGTTCGTCAATCGCTATCGTGAGGATCACGGTGGCATTCTCAGTCATAGGAGACTTTCTCATGGGTAACATTCCGGAGCTCGTGTTCGTCGTCACCGTCGCGACCGTCCTGGCCATCGTCGGCTTGTTCTGTCTGCTGTGCGCCGTGGCGTTCGTTCTGACTTGCATTCACGAATGGCGAAAGCAAAACGCAGCGCTGAGGCTTTTGGAAGCGCGAGAAGAGATCGTCAAGCGTGAGCGACGCATGGAGCAAAAGACCGGCGAGGAACACTGGAAAACCATAATGAGCGAGATTGATAAGGAGTATCGTGGAAATTAGCGATCTGGCGAAGCGCCTGGCAAAGCTGACCGCCGACAACTCTCCCGCCATCTTCACTGCGCTCGGTGTGGCCGGAGCACTCACGACGGCATATCTCACGGGGAAGGCTTCGTTCAAGGCAGCCAAAATCATCTCCGACGAAGAATTCTCTGTTTCGAGAGGCGTATCTTTCCGACTCGGCACTCGAGACAAAGTGGAGAAGGTATGGAAACTGTACATCCCGCCGGCGGGCAGTGCCGTCGTCACCATTGCCTGTATCATTCTGGCAAACCGCATCGGGAGCCGCAGGGCAGCTGCTTTGGCTGCAGCGTATGCGATTTCCGAGAGAGGCTTTGCCGAGTACAAACAGAAGGTGGTCGAGAAACTTGGAGCTCCCAAGGAGCAGAAGGTCCGGGACGAGATCGCCCAGGAACGAGTCAACAAGAATCCGTTCAACGATCTGTTCGTGATCGGCGAAGGTCAGGCTCTCTGCTACGACTCCTACACCGGAAGATATTTCTTGTGTGATATGGAGTCGATCCGTCGCGCGGAGAACGACATCAACTACGAGATCAACAGCAATTACTACGCCTCGCTGACCGACTTCTACAACAAGATCGGTCTGCCAAGGACGTCGATGTCCGACAACGTGGGTTGGAACGCTGACAAGCTTCTCGAGGTCGAGTACTCCGCAGTGCTTAGCGAGACCGGAAAGCCCTGCATCGCCATTGACTTTCGCGTCGAGCCTGTTCGCGGATATTCCCGCCTGCAGTGATGAGGGATCATGAAACACGGGTACTGGACAATTCATTCGAGATTCCTCACTCGCTCACCTCGATATTTGGCCGGAGCGAAGATCAACAAATGTAAATACAACGCCACGAAGAAGGATCGGCAAGGAATGGATATTCCTGATCAACTGAAATATGGTCGATCAGCAAAATACTCGCAAGATCTACGTGGCCTATAATGAGACCCCTACGAAAGGACCCCATCATGGAGAACGCCGAAATCGTCGAGGTCGTCGAAGACCCCTCCGTCAACAAGAACGCGATCATCGCCGTTGCCGTCACCGCCGTGGTGATGGGCGCAGCCGTGATCGCGACCAAGTTGTGGAAGCGTCACCAGACGGCCAAGTTCGAAGAGCAGCTCGTGATCGAGGCCGAAGAGGCCGCTCAGAACTAACCCTTGAGGAAGGCTCAGCGACGCTAACGCTGAGCCTATCCTTTTCATTTTTCACTTGAGAGGGCACCATGATCAAGCAACCCATCACGTACCAGGACTACAACGGTGTCACGCGCACCGAAAACCACTACTTCAACCTGAGTATCGACGAGATCGCGGAGCTGCAGGGAACGGTGGGCGGAGGTGACCTGGAGACGCTCATGCAGATGATGATCGACAAGAAGGACATCGTCGGCATGATCGGCACCTTCAAGAAGGTCATGCAGCTCGCCTATGGCGTCCAGTCCGAGGACGGTCGGCGGTTCATCAAGACCCCGCAAGCCTGGGATGAGTTTCACAGCTCCAATGCCTTCAACGAACTGTTCTTCGAGCTCCTGACCGACGCCGAGAAGAGTTCCAACTTCATCATCGGCATGCTCCCCGGCGACTTCGACGCCAAGATGGCCAAGCTCAAGGCCGCTCAGGACGGTAGGAGCGTGACAGTCGAGGACGCCAAGCACGAGAAGTACGAGCGTACTGTCGACGACTACAGCCGCGAAGAGCTTCTCGAGATGGACCAGGAGTTGTTCAACAAGCTCGTCGGCACCGATCCGGTGAAGATGGACAAGGCACATCTGGTCATCGCCATGCAGCGTCGAAGCCTCGGAAGGGGGTGAGAAACATGAAGGTTGCATTTCACGTCATCATGACGTTCCTGACCGGCGGTCTGTGGCTGATCGTCCTGGGTATCAAGTTCCTCGTCAAGAACAGCTAGTCCTGCGAGTCGTGGGGAGTCAGCAATGCGTAGGGTCGTGATCATAGGGGTCTCCGACCTGAAATATTCCGGATGCTTGACTTATAAACGACAGCCGAAGGCGGATTGGCGACCTGGCGGTGGCGTCATATCTGTAGAACATTGTGCCCTCCCTCGCAGGAAATGCACAGCATATAATGAGACCCCCTACGAAAGGACCCCATCATGAAAGACTACCTCAACAACCTGAAGCGTGCAGCTCAGGAGAACCCCGTTGCCGCCCTGGCAGTGGCAGCTCTGGCCGTTACCGCAACCGCCAAGCTGATCACCGCCATCGGTCAATACGAGGGCTCCCACGCCTACGCGAAGGACGTTGCCCGTCGAGTGAAGGCATCCCGCTAGAACCTCAAAACCAGGCCCCACAAGGGCTTTGGTTTTTCTCTCGCGATTTCTACAGGGGGTATAATGAGACCCCTACGAAAGGATTGACATGAAGGAAAAGCTCTTTCTGAAGCTGTTCCCCGTCGCCGTCGGAATCGTCGGTTCGGTCGTCATTGGCTACGTGGTCAAGGGCGAGCGACAGGTGATCAAGATGGTCGAGGACCGCTTCAGCAAAGCAACTGACATCATCGAATCGTAACTACTCGAAACTCCGAGGCTAAACCTGGCCTTTGAGTTTTCTCTTTCGAAACGAGGAAGCGTGGAAGATTTTCCTCCAAATAGTCATAAGGCCAGGATCACGCCGATCAGCGCGAAGGTTGAGCCGAAGCACGTCGAAAAGGTCGTCGAACAGGAAGTTACTCGGCGAAAGAAGCCTCTTGGCAAGCGATTGTTCGAGACATTTCTGGGCGGAGACGCACGATCGACCACGTCATATCTCGTGATGGAGGTGTTGATTCCTGCGGCCAAGGATACCATCACTGATCTGATTAACCAAGGTGCCGAGCGAATGCTCTACGGCGAGAGTCGCTCGAGGAATCGTCGGTCTTCATTCGGCTCGAGCTCCACCGGATACGTTAGTTACAACCGATATTCAGCTAGCGCTGCGCCTGCTCGACGCGAAGAGCCACGTCAGCAGATGAGTCGCCGCGGGCGGGCTTATCACGATCTTGATGAGATCGTCCTGGGCTCTCGAGTGGAGGCCGGTGAAGTTCTGGATCGTCTCGAAGATCTTATCGGTCGATATGAGTCGGCTTCGGTTGGCGATCTCTACGATTTGGTCGGTGAACCCAAGACGCACGTCGACGAACGATGGGGTTGGAAAGATCTTCGTGGCGCAAAGGTAGTCAAACTTCGCGACGAGGGTTTCGTTCTGGATCTTCCGAGACCCGAGACACTCGATTAAATCTCAACCATGGGCGAACAAAAAGTCAGGGAAGCGGTCAAATCCGTATATCCCACGAAGCGATGGGCACGAAGAGTTGATCAGATGAGCGACGAGCAAGTTGTCGCCGTCTACATGCGTTTCAGACTACAAAACAAACTGTGAGGAGTCGAAGTGAACAAGCTCACGACCTTGAAAAACCTGGTCACAAGTAAGGTCGGCCTGCAGTTGCTGAGGGCCAAGAAGCATTCTCCGGCCGCCCTGTTCGTTGCGGGCACCGTCGGCATTGTCGGAACTGTAGTGCTCGCGTGCCGAGCCACTCTGAAGATCGACGAGGTGCTGGACGAGCACAATGACCGGTCCGCGAAGATGGAGCTCAATCGCGGTTCGCTGGACTACACGGAGAGGGCCTTCCAGGAAGACCGGGTCAAGCTGTACGTCCAGACCTCCTTCAAGCTGGTCAAGCTGTACGGTCCGGCCATCCTCGTGGGTGCGGCGTCGATCGCGGCACTGACCGGTTCGCATGTGATCCTGAATCGCCGCTACGCGGGCGTCACCGCGGCTTACGCGGCGTTGGACAAGGCGTACCGGGAGTACCGAAGTCGAGTGAAGGATGAGATCGGTCTGGAGAAGGAGCGCGAGCTCTACTCCGGTACCAACTCTCGAGAGATCGTCGAGGAGACCGAAGAAGGCGCGGTGGTCAGGACGGTGAAGACCGCGGCCGGTCGTTCGCCCTACTCGTTTCTCTTCGACAAGGTTAACTCGGAATCGTGGTCGAAGGACCCGGGCTACAACCAGATGTTTCTCAGATCCAGCCAGAGCTACGCGAACGACTTGCTTCGGGCCCGCGGGTACGTGCTGCTCAACGACGTGCTCGACATGCTCGGCATCGACCGGACTCGTGCGGGTTGCGTGGTGGGTTGGGTTCTTGATGGCGGGAACAGCGACAACTACATCGACTTCGGCGTGTTCGACGGCGACGAGTGGAAGGCCATGCAGTTCGTCACCGGAGCCGAGAAGTCTGTCTGGCTCGACTTCAACGTGGACGGCGTCATCTACGACAAGTTGCCGGGCTGATCATGAACAGGTTCATTGTCGGCACCATCGTCGCTTCGACGTTGTCAGCCGGAATCGGATTGGTCTCCGGATACTTCTTCGCAAAGACTCGCCTCGAGAAGAAATACGCCGAAGAGCTCAAGAAAGAAATCGAGTACTCGAAGGCGTTCTACGCAAAGATGCACAAGAGGGATGCGTACGAGACCCCGGAGAAGGCAGTCAAGGAACTCATTCCTGAAGAGGCCGTCGAAGCACTCTTGTCGTATCAGGGTCGAGAGACTGTTCGGGTCGACTACCATGCCATCAGCAAGGGCGAGCAAGTCGTCAAGAACATCTTCTCTGAGACCAGCTCTACGGACATCGAGCGAGAGATCGCCAACCGAACCGAAGAAGCTCCCTACATTATCAGCCTGCAGGAGTACCAGGAAAACGAGAACGAGTACGACCAGTCCACGTTGACCTACTACGAGGCCGACCAAGTGCTGGCTGACGAGAAGGAAGAACACATCCCGAATGCCGACGACGTCGTCGGCGACAACAATCTCCCTCGATTCGGCCATCGTTCCAACGATCCGGATACCTTGTACGTGCGCAACGACGCGCTCAGTATGGAGTTCGAGATCATTCGCAAGACCGGCAAGTACAAAGAAATCGTCCTGGGCATGACGGACTAGGACAACATCATGAGCCAACCTCTGGACGAGTCATATTTCACATGGCTCTACAGCAAAGTGGGCTCGGTCAAAATCGCGAACCCCTCGAGAACTTATTGGGGGCTCCTGAAAAAACTCTACACGAAAGAGTTTATCTGGTTCGTCCCGAACGACGATAATCGCGCCGAAGACGGCCGGGCTCTACGACAAGAGTTCATGCAAGAAGAGGGAATCGCCTCGATAGACGAGAACTGGATGCATTTGGGATGTTCGATGTTGGAACTTCTCATCGCGCTATCGAGGCGTATTGCCTTTGAAACCGGCTGGACGCATTGGACGTGTTTCTGGGAGATGATGCATAATCTACTGTTGGACGAATATGACGATAGTAGAAAACTTCCGGAGCAAAAAGTCGATGATATCCTGGATTGCGTCATCTGGAGAACGTATGCCGATGATGGAACAGGCGGTCTGTTTCCAGTTCGAGGCTGCAGAGACATGCCTAGCATGGAGCTGTGGTATCAAATGCAAGCATATATGATCGAGAACTACGGCTACTAGCCCGAAGGGAGGATAAATGGATTTCTTTCAAATCAACACGAGAGAGATCGAAACTGGCCGGAACAAGGGTCAGCTCGAGGTATATCCCGATTTCGTGGTTGGTAGATCGAAAGATCTCATGGTTCGCGGACGCGCGTTCTATGCGATCTGGGACGACGGCGAGGGTTTGTGGTCTACGGACGAATATGACGTCCAACGTCTTGTAGACCACGAACTGGCTGAGTACTCCAAGAAGATGACCGCTGATGTTCACGTCAAGTACATGCGGTCGTTCGGTACCAACGGTTGGAACCAGTTCAGAAGGTTCATGAGTCAGATCAGCGACAATGCGCATCAGCTTGACGAGACATTGACGTTTGCGAACACTGACGTCAAGAAAACCGACTACGTGAGCCGTCGTCTACCGTATCACCTTTCTCCTGGTGATATCTCGGCGTGGAATGAGTTGGTCGGAACGCTGTATGCCCCGGAAGAAAGGGCGAAAATCGAATGGGCTATTGGTGCAGTCGTTTCAGGCGACTCCAAGAAGATCCAAAAGTTTCTTGTCCTCTACGGTCCTGCCGGGACAGGAAAGTCGACGGTTCTGAACATCATACAGAAACTGTTCGACGGATACACAGCGAGCTTCGAAGCCAAAGCACTAGCGTCGAATGGGAACGCGTTCGCGACGGAGGTTTTCAAAAATAACCCGCTTGTAGCGATTCAGCACGATGGCGATTTGTCCCGTATTGAGGATAATACGAAAATTAACTCCATCGTCTCGCATGAGTGGATGACGTTCAACGAAAAGTACAAGCCCAGCTACGACGCGCGTGCCAATGCGATGCTGTGGATGGGTACGAACCAACCGGTGCGGATATCCGATGCAAAGTCCGGCATTATTCGGAGGCTTATCGATGTTCATCCCACCGGAGAAAAATTGCACCCGAATCACTATCATACCCTCATGGGGAAGATTGAGTTCGAACTTGGTGCAATTGCCCATCATTGTCTTGAGGTATACCGGTCGATGGGGAAGAACTTCTACAACACCTATCGACCACTCGAGATGATGCTCCAAACGGACATATTCTTCAACTTCGTCGAGGCGAACTTCGACATCTTCAAGGCTCAAGACGGCGCAACGTTGAAGCAGGCATATTCCTTGTACAAGGAGTACTGTGAATCAACCGGAATCGAACGACCTCTCCCCCAATACAAAGTCCGAGAAGAACTCAGAAACTATTTCCGAGAGTTCCATGACCGGTCTAGCGTTGACGGGGTGGTTGTTCGAAGCTATTATTCGGGGTTCACAGCCCATCCCTTCAAAGCTCCCATTGCCGACGACGCAGCCGTCTTCTCGTTGGTCATGGAAGAAACCACGTCTATCTTCGATCGGGAGTACGCCGACGCTCCGGCCCAATTGGCTAAGGAGGATGGCACTCCGGCGAAGCGTTGGTCTGAGGTCAAAACGACGCTGGCTGAGATAGATACTTCACAACTGCATTTCGTAAAGGTTCCAGAGAATCATATCGTGATTGATTTCGATTTGGAAGGAGACGACGGTGAAAAATCTCTTGAACGAAATCTTGCAGCAGCTTCAGTCTGGCCACCCACCTATGCTGAACTTAGTCGAAGCGGCAACGGAATACACCTCCATTACCATTATGACGGAGACGTTGGACGACTCGATGAAAATTACAGTGAAGGGATTGAGGTCAAGCGGTACGGAGGAAACGCTTCGTTACGCCGTAGAGTCACAAGATGTAATGATGTACCTATAGCCACAATAAATTCCGGCCTACCCCTCAAGGAGAAGAAGGTGCTCCAGACGAAAACCATTCAGAGCGAGAGGGGGCTTCGGGAGCAAATCTTGAAGAATATGCGGAAGGAGTTCCACCCCGGAACCAAACCCTCGATCGACTTCATCCACAAGATTCTCGAGGATGCATATTACTCGGATCTGAAGTACGACGTTTCGGATCTCAAGAACAAGATTCTTGCGTTTGCCAACAATAGTACGAATCAGCCTCTGCAGTGTCTGAAGGTCGTCCAGAAGATGCGCTGGAAGTCCGACGAACCGCTCGAGTCGGCCAAGCCTTCTGATGTCACAGAAGAAACTCGTCTGACCTTCTTCGACGTCGAGACATTCCCCAATCTCTTCGTAGTGTGCTGGAAATACCAGAACGATCCCACCGTCGTTCGAATGATCAATCCAACACCCGCGGAGATCGAAGGCCTCTTCATGATGAGGCTGGTCGGGTTCAACTGCAAGCGATATGACAACCATATGCTGTGGGCGGCGTGGTTGGGCTATAACAACGAGCAGCTGTATCGACTGTCCGAAAAGATCATCAACGGCAGCATCGGCGCGATGTTCAGCGAGGCATTTAACCTGTCCTATGCTGATGTGTACGATTTCGCCAGCATCAAGCAGGGTCTCAAGAAGTGGGAGATCCAGTTGGGCATTCATCACATGGAGCTCGGTCTTCCATTCGACCAGCCGGTAGACCCCAAGCGGTGGAAGGAAGTCACGGACTACTGCGCAAACGATGTCATGGCGACCGAGGTAGTGTTCGATGAGCGTCGACAGGATTTCGTGGCACGGCAGATCCTTGCAGACCTCAGTGGATTGACCGTCAACGATTCCACGCAAAAGCTCACCGCCCGAATTATTTTCGGCGAAGATCGGAATCCGCAGCGGAGCTTCAGGTACACCAAGCTGGACAAGGAGTTCCCCGGCTACGTCTATGACCGAGGCAAGAGCACTTACCGCGGGGAAGAGGTCGGCGAGGGAGGATACGTTTATGCCGAGCCCGGAATGTATCGTGATGTGGCACTACTGGATGTCGCATCTATGCATCCGACCAGCATCATCCAACTCAACGCCTTCGGTAAGTACACCGACAACTTCCGAGGTCTCCTCGAAGCGCGTCTTGCCATCAAGTCAGGCGATTTTGACTTGGCTCGACAACTCCTTGGAGGTCGGCTCGCTCCTTATCTTGGAGCTGTTGGTCAAGAAACAGGAACTCAAGCGCTTTCTGACGCGCTGAAGATCGTGATCAATATCGTCTACGGCCTGACCTCGGCGAAATTCGACAACCCGTTCCGGGACAACAACAACATCGACAACTTCGTCGCCAAACGAGGCGCGTTGTTCATGATCGATCTGAAGCATGAGGTGCAAGAGCGTGGCTTCACTGTCGCGCATATCAAGACCGACTCGATCAAAATCCCGAATGCTACGCCGGAAATCATCGAGTTCGTTAAGCAGTTCGGCGAAAAATACGGGTATACATTTGCCCACGAAGCAACATACGAGAAGTTCTGTCTTGTGAACGATGCAGTGTATATCGCTAAGAAGGTTACCCCCAGCATTCTTGAGGGATATACCGTGGATGACTGGAAGACCGAATGGATTGCTGTCGGGGCGCAATTCCAGCATCCGTACGTCTTCAAGACGCTGTTCAGCAAAGAAGAGCCGAACTTCTACGACTTCTGTGAGACCAAGTCAGTCTTGCAAGGAGCGATGTATCTCGACTTCCAGGGCAACAAAAACATCTCGGAGATGCATTTCGTCGGTCGAACTGGTCAGTTCACTCCGGTTCGAGAAGGCTTCAACGGGGGTCAGCTCTACCGAGTCAAGGACGACAACATCTACGCGGTGGCGGGCACCAAGGGATATTCCTGGATCGAGTCGGAGATGGCTCTGGATCTCCCACAAGAAGCGATTGATCGGGAATTCTTCGACCGTCTGGCGGATGAGGCCTACAAGACGATCGGGAAATTCGGCAGCTTTGAGGAGTTCGTGGAATGACCTTGTGGGAAACGATCAAGTGGTTGATCATCGGCGCAGTGTGTTTCTACTCCGGGGTCTTGTACGGGGTCTGGATAGCAACGAAGAAGTATCGGAATAAGGATTCGCAGCGATGAAAGATATCGAATCTATCATCGTCGAAGTTGCTAAGAAGCAACGGAATCAGATAGAAGAGATGCTGAAACAGTTGCCTACAGGAATGATCTTGTGCGTGCATGAGGATCTGATTCTCATGCAAGAGCAACGCTTTTTGGAGATGGATTACAAATACAGCATCGTCTTCGAAACGCACGTTTTTAGCGAGTTCCAAAACTGCTCGGCGCAAGTCAGGAAAACCCAATACAACAAGAACTCGCAGAAATAACACAGCCTATAATGAAAGGAATGACTAGAAATCGAATCTAGGTAACGCACAGAAGCGTGTTCTTTTTTTCTGTGAATCTGAAGGGATGGTCATGATCACAGAAAATTGGGTTCGCATTCCGGTGAAGATTCAGGACATCATCACCATGGGGATCGGATCTGCAAAGATCGACCGGAACGGGAACATCGAGGTAACACTTCCTTCGGGAGAAACGTTCGGAAGGGCCACGCAAGAGGCATTCCGCAGCGGCGCCATCGAGGCACTGATGATCGTTCCGATTCCGTCCAGTCCGAAGTTCGGCGACATCGAGGAGTTCATCAGTGGTGGATAAGGATCTGTCGGGAGTTCCGGAGGTCGTGATTCTCAAGAATGCGATTTCTGGGATTCCCCTAAGATATGGTGACGCTCTCGTGGGAACCGCGGATATGATGACCGATGGTTCCATCCACGCGCATTTTGGGTGGAGTGAGTTGCCGAAAGAGCTCTATCGAATGATGACCGACGGCGTGCTGGATAGCTTGTCCATTGGGCCGAATATCGTTCGAGCAACTCCAGCACCACGAGAACTGGCCGAGGGTTTCAAATTTCAGGTTCCTGAACGGATGAAGCAAGCCGTTGAGCGCGTGCTGACTCAAGAAGAGGAGCGCCGCAAAGCCGGCGGGATCTTGAATCTCATGAAACAGAAACTCAAAGACGAAGCACTGAAAAAGGAGCAGCACGTGGACAAGAACCTCTCGTACGCCCATCCCTACGACCAGAACCTGCGGATCTCCCGCGCCATCGAACTGGTCTATCAGTACGTCAAGGACCACCTCGACGTGACCGACACGCACGTCACCTTCGGCATCGACGAGGTCTTCGTCGTCTGGTTCTGCAAGACGCTGCAGAACTGGAAGGCACTGCTCAGTACGACCCTGCCGGACGGCATGTACTACGAGGTCACGTACGACGGCGACGTGAAGCGGACCTACATCGACGCCTACAAGAAGTTCGATAACAAGGTGATTGTCGACGATGAACCTACGTCGATAGCTTACGCCCAGGCGAAGAGCACCGAATTTGGCAACTTGAGCCAGAGGCCCGACCCGCGGCCGGAGCCCGAGCGCACCAAGGATCTGAGCCAGTACAAGAACGTGGTGGTGCCGGAGATCCCCGCCGGCGACGACCGCTTCGCCTAGCCCATGGCGAGCGATGAGAAAGTAGAGACGCTCACGGAGGCGATTCGTGAGCTGAACAAGACCGGTCGTGAACAGGTCGAGTTCTTCAAGGTGGTGCATGAGACCATGCGAGAACTCATCGAGATCTTGAACGAGCAGCCGCTTCAGCCAGAGGGCGAGATTATTCGCGACGATGCTGGAAGCAGTTTTAAGATCTTGGAGGGCGAGCACATTCGTCTTGTCGAGGTCAACATCGATCCTCGATACTGCGTGGTTGTGGATCGGAAGGTTTCGTAATGGAAGCGGACGTCCGGGCACTGACGAAGAAGGTGGATGATCTCACCCGAGGCGTGAACCGTATGGCCAACGTTCTCGAGGCGCTCAACAAGAACTTCGTCGAGTTCCACAAGATGGTGAAGTTTGAGCTCGAGGGGGATGATGTCAGTGGAGTCGGAGGAGATTCACTCGAGCCACGACATGAGACGATTCTCTGAAATTCCGTGGGGTTGCTGGTCGTGTGGCGCCTGTGACTGTCACCACCAAGAAGAGCTGAAGCTGCCCTGTACGAAGGGGCTACCGAAAAGGAAGGCGGACTGATGGCAGACGAAATCCGGGAAGTCCTGATCGAAGATGCGAAGTTGATGTTCCGCCCCAACTTCTCCGGAACCGAGACGGAAACGAACGACGAGGGCGACCGGAACTTCACCGTCGTCTTGGACGAGGGAACCGCGGAGGACCTCGTTCGCTGGGGTTGGAACGTCAAGTGGCGCCGGGCCCGGGAAGAAGGCGATGTCGACATCCCGTACATCTCGGTCGCCCTCGGCTACAAGTTCCGCCCTCCGATCGTGGGGATGATCACGAAGCGCGGTCGCACTTACCTGAGCGAAGACATGGTGGGTCTGCTCGATGGTGCCGAGATCGTGCTGATGGACATCATCATCCGCGGCGTCCCGTGGAACAACCGAGGTCGGTCGGGCATCAAGGCGTGGCTGAAGACTGGCTTCTTCACGATCAACGAGGACTACCTGCAGGTGAAGTACGCGGACGTCCCGGAGGCGAACGGGTGAAGGTACGCATCTTTTTCTCTGATGGAACAAAGTTCGCGCCGTCGGCAACCCTGAGCAGCGGTTGTCCGATCGTGCCAGCCCGCGGTGACACCATCATGCTTCGTGGGGTCCCATACGTGGCAACTCACGTTCAATGGGACTACGAGGACGGCGAGATCGACGTGCTGTGTACTCGTCCGAATGAATCCTCTGACGAGAAACTGTACTACGACGAAAACACCCTGAACGTTGTGTTCGCTGCTCTCACCACTCATCTACACCCCGAGATCGCCCGAACTGTCCTGAACGAAATACAGAACAAGGGCATTCTCTTCCGAGAGCGTGCGAAGGACTGACAGCTTGCAGGTTGGAGATAGGGTCTCAAGGCTATACAGGTTGGTATATTATTCTTGGGTGAAGCTCAACATTCAAGGGTATATACTATTGAGCCGCCTGTATAGTCCTGTGACCCTGTCTCTTTCCTGGAGGAATCAGTCCTCTATCCCTACACTAAGGAGCTCATCATGGCGAAGATCGCGACGGTCATCGAGGTCAAGGACTACTTCGGTTGCGACGGCCGTCCCGTCAGCGCGGCGGAGATGCAGGCGTTCTGGTCGACCCTGTCGGCCGAGGAGAAGCTCTTCTACAAGAACGGCGTCGGCGAGATCCTCGAGCAGCAGGCCTGACGGTTGCCAGTGGGGACCAGGATACTTCTCCGGTTCTGGTCCCTCGCTGGGAGACGTACTAGACTCTCTCGCAGTGGTAGACCGAAAGAATTTAAGAGTTGGTCGCCGATGAAAAACCACGCGTATTGCATGCTGGCGGACGCGCTAGAGCCGTTGGGGGATTGGGATCATTCTAGTTCCCGTGTGAACCGTGAACGGCCTTAAAAGATTTGAATGAAGGAAAAGAGGTGAAATGATAGAAGGCACGTATCTGGATGCCGTGCTGGACAAGAACTACTACCCGCACTTCAACGGCACTCGAGAGGAGACCCTTACTTGGTTGCGATCGGACGGGATCGACTTGACCAAGTATCGAGTCTGCATTGGCGAAACATTGGAGACGATCACCGCCGGGGAATATCTTCGCCGATTCGAGAAGAAGGCCGATGGAACGGAGACGGCGTGAACTGGAAGAGACGATTGGAGCTCTTCGGTCTGCTCTGCTGGATCTGTGGACTGATTTGGCTGTTGTTCGGACGGAAATAGCCGCGATACGGAGGCTTCGGATGAGATACCTGATCGGCCTGACATGGTTCGCGGTATTGTTGATCATCGTCCTCGGACTGTGTTTCATTTACACCTGAAAGGGGTTTCATGGATCGCGGGAAATTCTGGCTGTTCGTTGGTGTCGCGGTGTTCTGCATCATCCTGGTCATCATGGGCGAGTACGCCAGACGTCACTGACTTTCTCTACGATCCCTAGAGAGAGGAGGTGATACAGATGTTCAATGAAGAGACGCAGCAGCGGTACGGCTACCATCCGGGTACGAACGACACCATCCCGATGCACGAGGTGGTGCGGAAGAAGTACGCCGAGATGGATGCATTCCTGCAGGGATTCCTTCCTGACGGTCGAGCCAAATCCTTGGCTCGGACTCAGCTCGAGGACTCATCCATGTGGGCGAACAAGGCCGTAGCCGAGCTGGCACCGGTCGTCAGCCCCTGACGGTTGCGAGTGAGAGATGGGGTCCGTTATGCCTCGTCTCTTGCTCGGAGACGTTGGTCTCCGGCCAACCCAAATCCGTGGGGTACTTGTAGAGGGGAAGGTGATCGTATGAGGCCCGACTCGATCTGGGACTGAATGAATAGATAGATCGCCGGCGGCCAGAACACCACCGGTTCATCAGCAGAGGGAGAGATGGGGTACCCAACCACCCTGTCTCTCCCTCGTTGGAACATGGGGTATGTTTTTTCGCGAAGGAAACATGGGTTATAATGAGACCCCTACCTCAGAAAGGATCGTCATGGAGGAGAATCGCGAATTGTCGCGTGAACTCGCAGACAAGCGTATCCAGATCATCGAGGCGTACTACCCGAAATTCCTGGCTGATTCCGGAATGTTCGATGGACCGTCCGCGCGAGTCATCTTCTACACTGTGATGATTGACGCAGCGCGAGACGACCAGTTCTGTCCGGACATTCAGGCCCAGGATCTGGTGGTCGATAACCTCGGCGTACAACTGGGTATTGCCCACGAGGACATGCTTCAAGACGCCAAGCGTCGATTCGAAGAGAAGTAAGGATCCGAAATAGGAGGCCGAACATGGCTTTCTATTTTTGCCTAGAAGGAGGAGAGATGGTTAGAGGACATTCTGAAGATGATGACGTGATTCGTCAGGAAGAATTATCTGACGAGGCGGCTCAGCGCTTGTGGAAGGTGCTTCGTGACTACAACGCTACTGCCTTGCCTTGGGTGGAGTGGTGGAAGCCATGGCGGCGGTGTAGGGCAGTGAAAGAACCAAACCCCTCTGGTCATTGGGGACGGTGTGAGTTGGATCGCGATCATAATTATTCTAGTAAGGAGTATCAACAAGATCACGCCCTCGAGCGAGGATTCGATACGCTGCGGTGGTCGACGAAATGGACGAACTGAAGAAACGTGGCCCAGAAGATTGTCCTACCTGTAATGGTTGGGTGTGGAACGGCCATGCTTGGATAAGGAGTCGCGAGACTGTCGATATGGTCTGTCCAACGTGTGGGCACGATTACGGAAAATTTGAGGAAAAGGATGGGAATTGAACTCTACGAGCATCAGGAGAAGGCTCTTGCGAAACTCAGTAATGGAAAGATCTTGTGGGGCGGTGTTGGGTCAGGCAAGACGATAGTAGCTGTCAAATACTACATGAAGGTAGAGGCTGATGCGGACGTATACGTCATTACTACGGCAAAGAAGCGAGACTCGCTGGACTGGCAGAAAGAGTTCGCTCGAGTCGCCGTTGGTAAGCACCTCAATGCAACCGTGGCCGGACAACTCACTATCGATTCCTGGAACAATATTGGCAAGTACCGTGATGTTCAGAACGCCTTTTTCATCTTTGACGAACAAAGACTTGTTGGATCGGGCCAATGGTCGAGTGTCTTCATTAACATTGCAAGACGCAATCGATGGATCCTTCTTAGTGCCACACCTGGAGATACGTGGATGGACTACATCCCGATCTTCGTCGCGAACGGGTTCTACAAGAACAGATCGGAATTCAAGAGGCAGCACGTCGTCTATAGTGCCTACACGAAGTTCCCCAAGGTCGAGCGATACCTTGACGTTCGACGATTGGTTGAACATCGAGATGCAATACTCGTGGAGATGCCTTTCACACGTGCTACTACCAGGCACACCAAAACCATCGATGTCGAGTACGATCGAGAACTATTTGAACAGGCGGTAAAACACCGGTGGAATCCTTTCGAGAATCAACCTTTGAAGGACGTCGCAGAACTCTTCCGTGTAATGCGGCAGATTGTGAACAGCGATGGGACGAGAATCGAAACTGTGTCGGAGTTGATGGATCGGCACCCCCGGCTGATTGTCTTCTACAACTTCGACTACGAGCTCGAGGCTTTGAGAACTCTGACCAGTACGACGCTTACCTCGACGAAATCAGGAGGATTCAAAAAGAACCCTGGCTCTATCAGGAATGGATCGACCGGGGAATTAGAACGTATGAGCAGTTTCTCGAGTGGAAGCGAGACTATTCTAGCTGAGTGGAACGGACATAGACATCAAGTCATTCCTGACGTTGAGAGATGGCTCTATCTTGTACAGTATCAGGCCGGAGCGGAGGGTTGGAACTGCACTGATACAGACGCGATGTGCTTCTATTCGTTGCCATACTCGTGGAAATTGTGGGAGCAAGCACACGGAAGGATAGATCGGATTAATACCACCTTTTCGGACCTTTGGTACTATATCCTCCTGTCAAATTCTGCCATAGATTCTATGATCATGAAATGTTTGGAGCAAAAACGGAGTTTTAACGAGCGAAAATGGGTGTCCAGTTTGCCCTAGTTTGTAATTTGGGCTTCAAAGTGACCTACGGTTCCTTCAAAATTATGTCCTATTTTGTACGCATCTCTTTGCCAAAAAGCCAAAAATTCTTCAAAAACTTTCCCTATATCGTTAGACTTGATATCTATAATTGAAAAGTAGATATCAAGTGAGGCTATTTTAAAAAGTTTTTGGGCAAAATTTTTGGTTTTTGGCAGATGGCTTTCTACAAGGGAAATGAGCCCCTCCGGTGGATCAAGAGTGGTGTGAGATCGAAGACTTCCCTGGGTATTCGATCAGCAACCATGGGTTCGTTCGTAGCGATCGTTTTGACCGACTGGTAGCCAGGCGAGTGAACAATCGTGGGCTAGTGTACGTGGGTCTCAGCAGAGATTCGGAGCAAGTGAACGTTTCTGTTGCTCGTCTGGTCGCCTGTAGGTTTCTCCCTCCTCCGCGCAATGAGGCGTTCGATACTCCAATCAACTTGGATGGAGATCGAATCAACAACCGAGCAGAGAATCTGATGTGGCGACCTAGATGGTTCGCGATCAAGTACTACCAACAATTCTCGAGGCCATGGGCAAACGCGGATGATCCAGTGCAAGAGCTTGAGACTGAAGAAGAGTTCGAACGAAGTATGCTAGCTGCTATTCGATATGGCTTGCTAGCTCTCGATATTTCGGTTCTTGCATGGAACTACACCTTTCACGGAAACACGTGGGATCGCATATGGCCCACAGGACAGCAATTTCGTTCGCTTGTATAAAAATAGATATCAAGTAGCGTGAGAATCGCAGGATATAATAGAAGAGGTAAGATGCGCCTTTATGTTTTTGGAGAGGAGGACGCATGCTGGAGCGACAGTATCAATCCGAACTGATCAAACGCATCAAGCGAAGGTTTCCAGGCAGCGTCGTCCTCAAAAACGACCCTGGCTACATTCAAGGCATTCCTGACCTGACCGTTTTGTTTAACGAACGGTGGGGCGTCCTCGAGGGGAAGAGGTCAGCGAACGAACAACCCAGACCGAATCAAGAGTACTACGTTGATTTGCTGGATCAAATGTCGTTCGGCGCCTTCATCTACCCCGAGAACGAAGAGGAAGTCCTCGATGAACTTCAACGATCATGGGAGCTACGCTGGTAAGCATGCGTTGTTGAGTCCCAGTGACTATCACTGGATCAACTATGATGAAGAGAAACTCCGCCGTGTTTTCTTCACCAGAATGCAAGCCCAACGAGGCGTAGAGCTTCATGAGTTGGCGCATCAGGCGATCCGCTTACGAGTAAGATTCCCTGATGAACCAACAACGCTGAATCTGTATGTGAATGATGCCATAGGTTATCGCATGACTCCTGAAGTGACTCTTGTTCATTCAGAAAACTGCTTCGGTCATGCGGATACTGTTGGCTTCAATAACAACAGACTCAGGATCCACGATTTGAAGACTGGCAATCACGAAGCGTCGTTTCATCAGCTCGAGGTCTACGCCGCTCTTTTCTGTTTGGAATACGGGTTCAAACCGTTCGACATCGAGACAGAACTTCGGATTTACCAGAACAATGAGGTTCGTGTCTACAACCCTGAAGCTGATGTTTTATATCACATCATCGACAGGATTCGGACGTTTGACAAGCTGCTGAAGTACCTCAGAGAGGAGGCGACTTCTTGATTATCGACGATTCTGCGTACCTGGCACATTATGGTATTCTTCGTCGATCTGGTCGTTACCCATGGGGTTCCGGCAAGGACACGGAGCAGCGAAGTCGAGATTTCCTGGGCACGGTGGAAGAGCTTCGTCAGAAGGGTATGAAGGAAACCGAGATCGCCGCCGGTTTCAAGATGACTACCACCGAGCTCCGTGCAGCCAAGTCCATCGCGAAGAACGCCGTCAAACAAGCAGACATTGGCATGGCCCAACGCTTGAAAGAGAAGGGTCTTTCCAACATCGCTATCGGCGAGCAGATGAAGATCAACGAGTCTTCTGTTCGTGCTCTTCTGGCTCCTGGTCAGAAAGACAAAGCTGACGTTCTTGAAGCCACTTCCAACATGCTCAAGAAAGAAGTAGCTGCCAAGAAGTACGTTGATGTCGGGGTTGGCGTAGAACACCACATCATCGGTGGCATCAGCAATACCAAACTGAAGACAGCGATTGCCAGACTCAAAGAAGAGGGCTACCAAATTCACTATGTCAAGGTCCAACAGTTGGGCACTGGCAAGAATACGACACTGCAAGTGTTGGTTGCCCCTGGCACTCCTTATTCAGAAACGTTCAAGAATCGCGATCAGATCAAGCAGGTCACGAGTTTCTCAGAGGATGGTGGCCGTTCGTATCTGGGTCTCCATCCGCCTATCTCGGTGAACTCCAAACGAGTTGGCATTCGTTATGCAGAGGATGGCGGGTCCGATGCAGATGGAGTTATTTATGTGCGTCCCGGGGTTAACGATCTGTCGCTTGGAGCCAATCGCTATGCGCAGGTCCGTATCGCCGTCGATGGCACGCACTATCTTAAAGGCATGGCCATGCTCAAAGACGACCTGCCCGATGGTGTCGATCTCGTCTTCAACACCAACAAGAGAAACACCGGGAACAAGCTCGACGCAATGAAGAAAGTCAGCGATGATCCTGACAATCCGTTCGGAGCCACCGTTCGACAGATTGTCAAGAAACATGCTGATGGCAGAGAAGAAGTCACATCTGCCATGAACATCGTGAACGATGAGGCTGACTGGGAGAAGTGGTCAAGAAGCCTTTCCTCCCAATTCTTGTCCAAACAAAGTCCCACCTTGACTAAGGGACAATTGGACATGACGTTCGAACAGAAGAAGAATCAGCTTGACGAAATCATGAGCATGACGAATCCTTCTGTTCGTAAGAAGCTTCTGCTGGAGTTTGCTGAGAGTGTGGATTCATCGGCAGTCCATCTCAAAGCGGCTGCCCTGCCAAGACAGAAGACTCACGTCATTCTTCCAGTAAACACGTTGAAAGAAACAGAGGTCTACGCTCCTAATTTCAACAATGGCGAACGAGTGGTTCTTGTTCGGTTCCCTCACGGCGGCACGTTCGAGATTCCAGAACTCACGGTGAACAATCGCCATCCCGATGCCAAGAAGCAGTTGGGTCAAGCAAAGAACGCTATTGGTATCAACAGCAAAGTCGCTGCTCGATTGTCAGGGGCAGACTTCGACGGCGATACAGTGTTGGTCATCCCAAACAACAATCGACAGATCAAGACTACTCCTCCATTGGAGAAGCTAAAGAACTTCGATCCTGTTGCGGCTTACCCTGCATACCAGGGAATGCCAAAGATGACCTCGCAAATCAAGGGTCAGCAGATGGGACTTGTCTCCAACCTCATCACTGACATGACCATTCGTGGTGCTACCAATGACGAGCTTGCTCGAGCAGTTCGCCACTCCATGGTGGTCATCGATGCGGAAAAACACAACCTGAACTATAAGCAGTCTGCCGTAGACAACGGCATTCCTCAACTGATGCTGAAGTATCAAGGTCGTGCTCAGGGCGGTGCCTCGACCGTGGTATCTAAGAGGAAGAGTACCTTCATTGTTCCTGAAAGGGTAGCAAGGAAGGCAGCACAAGGCGGGCCAATAGACAAGGCTACTGGCAAGCTGGTCTTCGAACCAACAGGGGCAAGCTTCGTCGACCCTAAGACAGGGAAGACAGTCATCAAGACTACCAAGGTGAAGAAGCTTGCTGAGGTAGAGGATGTCAACTCTCTGTCCTCTGGTACTCGGATAGAGAAGGTGTATGCGGACCACTCGAATAGACTGAAGGATCTAGCTAACGAGGCTAGGAGACAAGCAGTCAATACGAAGGGCATCTCGTACTCCTCTACTGCAAGGGTTACCTACTCTAAAGAAGTAGCCTCCCTCAATTCCAAGCTCACTGTTGCTCTCAAGAACGCCCCCCTTGAGAGACAAGCCCAGGTCCTAGCAAACGCCGTCTACTCCCAGAAGCTCCGTGCAAACCCCAACATGGACGCTTCTGAAAAGAAGAAGGTGAAGGGTCAAGCTCTTGCTGAGATGCGCATCAGAACAGGTGCTGGTAAACAAAGAATCCACATCACTGATGCTGAATGGGCAGCCATCCAGGCAGGAGCTATTGCGCCAACCAAGCTAGACAAGATTCTTACCAATGCCGATGTGGATAGAGTCAAAGAGCTAGCTGCACCTAAGTCCAAGATTCTTATGACTTCTGCAAAGAAGAACAGAGCAGAAGCTATGTTGAAACTTGGCTATACCCAGGCTGATGTAGCCCAACAGCTTGGTGTATCGCTGACCACTCTGAAGAACAGTATTGGAGAGTGAGGTATCGTAATGACAGTGCACATGCTGACCACCATCGACAATCCTTACAATCCATTCAACGAGTTCGATGCGTGGTACGCTTATGACTTGTCACACGGCTATGATTCATTAGGCCTACTGGCAAGAGTGGCTAACACTTCAGATGATTTGTCAGATGCTGATCAGATCGATGCGATTGAACTTGCAATTGAAGAGATCGTCGTAGAGAACGTGTCTGGCCTGCATCTCAAGGTCGAGTCATCGACTGAGTAGTCTGGAGTATTCAAAAGGTAGGGGGAGGGGGTCTCGCAAAAAGTACCCCCCTCCTGCA